CATGGGGCATGACGCACTCTGCGACCGCCGGACGCGCCATCCTGACGCCGGACAATGGGGGACACGGGCAGACCAAAATGAGATGGGCATACGCCGCTTGGTTGCTCGAGGATTCTGCGATGCGCGCGGATCTCGCCAAGACCGGAGACTATATCACCACCACGTCCGACCAGTACCATTATTGGCCAGCGGATTACATCACGACGTCGGAGACTCAGGCCTACGAAGTGACGTCGGCGTGCATCCTCACGCCCCCTTGGCCGGTCGGCTGGCGCAATTGGGGCAGCGACACAGGAACGATTGCCGTCACGCACGGGTCCACGACCGTGACCGGCAGTGGAACGGCGTGGACCAGCGTCAGCAATCACGGCATGATCTCCGTCCTGGGAGCAACGGGCTACAACGCCGGAGATGATACGGGCTACGACCCTACCGCCCATGCGTATGTCGTGTCGTCGATCGACTCGGCGACCCAACTGACGCTGTCTGTGCCCTACACGGGTGAGAGCGGCAGCGGAAAACGATACTTGATGGGCGACTATCTGTGTCTCGGGCATGGGAACGTCGGGGCCATCCTCGACTACGGGATCGGCGAGGACGCGTACGAGTATACGGCGGAACATCACCACATGCCGACCTGGGGTATCGGCTGGGGATATGGCGACTACTACGCGACCTCCGCCTCTCCGGCGGGCAAGGGATGGTACACCGGAGCTACGACCAAGCTCGATCACAAATACCAGCCGACCTTTCTGCAAGCGACCGGCGGCGGCGTGCTGCTCGCGCTCGTGCTCGGCATGCAAACGGACTGGAACCACGACATGTCGATCTATTATGCGGATCGAGTTGCCACGGTAAATGCGAGGACGTCCGATTGGTGGCATCCATGGCTGCGAGCCATGTGGGACGAGTACCGATCCGATTACTCGCCGACACCCTGGATTCCCAAATGCCACACGCCGGTTCCGAGCACGTCGGCAACCGGAGTGAGCACGTCGCAGGTGCTCTCATGGTATGACGGCAACGGTCGGGCCAGTGGGACATCGTGCGACGTGTGGATCGGCACAAGCGTCGAGTCGATGGTCAAGGTCGCGTCGGCGAGTACGGCGTATTCGCTCGCCCCAGAGTTGGTCGCTGGGACGACCTACTGGTGGCGAGTCGACGAAGTTTGTCCGGGCGGGACCTACACCGGAGACACCTGGAGTTTCACGACAGATGGCGAGGAGCCGCCTCCTCCAACGAAACATTTCTTGTTTTTCGAGGGATCCTGACATGAAACGGCTGACTGCGGTGATGATGATTGGATTCCTGCTGTGCGGTCAACTGCTCGCGGCGGACAGCGCTTATCTTCATTTCGTTGCGGCGGAGAACGACTACATCTCCTGGGCCAGCGACTATCCTGGCAACCAATCATCCACCTCCATCATCGCGTGGGTTCGCTTTGCCTCGACGCCCAGCGGAAATCGGGCTGTCGTCGGGTGCGAGTATTACAGCAAGGGCGTGATCCTCTACTACAGCGCATCGACGGGAAAGTGGGTGTTCTGGCGGGGCACGGGCGGTTCCAGCGGATCAGTCTCGTCCGATGCGTGGAGTCCAAATCTCAACGAATGGTACTTTTTGTCGTTGATCCACGATTGGTCGAATGCCTCATTTGCGT